ACTTTTTTTTAAATTAGTGTCAATTAGCACTAATATATCAAGGATTATTAGTGCAATCGCCCCTCATCGGGGCTTTTGACGGACAGAATCCAGGGCGAAGCCCTTACGATTCAGTCTCGTCGGTTTTTTCAACTCCTTGGGAGTTTTCCACAGAGTTATCCACATTGTTGATAACTTTTTTTCTATGTTTTTCAAACGTAGTTTTTACTTCTTCTTGAAGATCTTGTATTTCAGTTAAATCCAATGTCCTGTAATCAGGCATTGTATCATCTTCGTCATAATATTCATCATTACGACCACCTATAGGTAAACCTCTAGTATACCTTTCTAAAATAGTTTTTAAACTCATTGTTTGATCTGGTACAGTCAAACTTGGAGTTAATATTTTTCTATGATTTTTCGGAAAATCATTAGCATTTAAAGAATTTTTTACTTTCATAAATTTTCTAGTTTATCTCTCCCTTTTTGAGAGTCATTATACATTCTGTTAAATAATTGTAATACACGTTCATATTGAACTTTTCCATGGTCATCACCAAATTCATCAACTAAAGATTGATATTCTTCTTCCATTTTTTCAGGCATAATTTTCTTAAAATGCCTATTAATAGTAAGTTTTTGAGTCTCACTATAAATTTTATCTTTATAGTATCTAGGCATAGCGATTTTTTTACCTTCAGATAAAGGAACATATAATCTATTTTCTAAATCTGAAAAATGCCATTTTTTCATAGCATCACTAATATAATTAGCACCTAAACCTTTTGACATTAAACTAAATTCCTTTAATCTATCGTCATTTTTATGCATAGGAATTTTACCTAATTTTTGCATATACTTTAAAGTATAACCTATAGAAGCATCAGTAACCTGCCCAATAAATATAGAACCAATAGCAGAACGCCTACCACCAGGTTGATAATATGACCATGCTTTTTCAACTTTTTCAGGATCAGCATTAAATATGATTAAATGATAATGAGGGCGGTTTCTTTTACCACCATATTCACCACAAACATAATACTTTAACTTTTTATTAGAATCTTTTCTCAAACGTTTCATAAAAGTTTGAATGTCCCTTTTATTTAGAGTCATATATCCATTCTTTGTCAGAGGTACGTAGTTAGTATCATATGTTAAAGTAACAAATAAAGCAGTTTCAGAAACCTCACCCTCTTTAATCAACCTAAAAGACCATCCCGATGTTCTCCGTTTCATACAATTTGGACATTTACCGCAAGGAAGCGCCATCCATTCGCCAGTAATTTGATTCCTTTTTGGAAACGGAGTTACACATCGAGAAGTCACTAAATAGTAGGTGTACCATATTTAGGCATTGGACGCACCGCCTTAATCTTATTCAATACATGGCAATATAATTTTTGAGCGTCAGGATCAGTTACAGCAAATATACGTTCGCTATCTTGAGGTTGACACTCAATAAAATCTTGAGATAATGTAGGTTCAGAATCAAAAATACGGCCTAAATGCCAATAATCTAAAGAAGTTCTAAAATCACCAGCCACACGAGATGGCATGTATTTATACTCAGCATAACGAGGTACATAACCAAAAGTATCTACAGAATTATTAGTATAAGCATATAATTCTTGAACTTGTACTTCTTGCTCACCAATATTAGCAAAAGAAGGCCAGAAATAATCCAAAGGATCTTTCTTTAAAAAAGTACGAGGAATACCTTGTTGATAAGCGGTCTTCGGCATAACAGACATAATACCAATAATATAACCGTGTTCTTCACAATAATAAGAACCTGAACGACCACTAGAAACAGAAATACCATGACCTGCCATATTACCTTGAGGTAATTGATCAACTGTACCAGATGTATTTAAAACTTCAGAAATAACAACTGGAGACTTAACACCGCAAATATATTCAGGACGTTGTAAACGAGCATCGGAAGATTTTACTCCAAAATGAGATAAAATACTTTCAATATAACGAGTACCACCACGAGCATTCTTTTCTAACCATTCTTGTAAACGATAAGCACGGCGTAAATCATTAATAGTAGTAGGTTCAACTTCTAATCCACCAGTAGCAGCAAATAAATCTGTAGAAGTTGATTCTGAATTAGAACCAGGAACAACTACAGAATAAGGTGAACCAGTAAGTGTAGTAGGAGTAACACTAGTAGAATCACGATAAATTGGGGCATTATCAGCCAATTGTCCTAAAGGAATATCAACTGCAGCACCTTTCTGTGCCCAAGGTAATGAAGCAGTAAAATAATCATGTTCATAAGCTCGATAACGTAATGTTAATAGATCTTGAATACGCTCAAGAGTATTAGTATTTAAACCGTCTGTTAACTTATAATTAATAGGTTCAATTAAATTTTGATCACGATAAAATTCTGAATAAATAGCTTGATAAGCAGCAATTGGCAATGCACTTACATTAGCAGAAACTTGGCCAGTTTCAATAGGAGGAATACCTAAATAATCAAGAAATCTTAACGAAGTAGGAGAATACTCTGGCAAAGCCGGACTCATTGTAATATAAGGAGCAACAATATCAGAAGAACCAGGACCGTTATAAGTAATAAAAGCTTCCCAATTAGGCCATAATATACGATTAGGCACAAAGAAATAATGCATAGTAACATCCATACGATGCATAACAGGAGCCACCATAGGAGCAAATCGAATAATAGATTCACAACTAATATCAAACTTGTCACCAGGAACACACTCAAGAGTAAGAATAGGAGTAAGCTCACCCAAATTAGCAGACAACTTAACGTCATGAGTTAAATCAAAGAAATTCTTCTTTGGTTTTTGTAACTGAATAGAATTAAATAGATTCTTAGCCATAATTATAAACGGATACCTCCGCGAGACATGTAATAAGTACGTGAAACTTTTCTCTTGCCGTAACCTTTACGACCGTAGGACTTCCGTCCTTTGTAACCTCTACGATTTCTCATTTTCGTTTTGTTTAAGATGATATAAAGTAATTGATAAAATTGCACATATAGAATCTAACCTTGAAGCAATTAAACTATTTTGCTCAGAAGTATAATCCTCATTCTCTATAGTCTTAATAGACTCTTGAATAAACTCAATAAATTTTTCCATTATTTAAACATATTTTCAAAATCATTATACATTTGTTTAATTTGTTTTTTAATGTCTTCAATACCACCTCCTTGAGACATAATTTGAGTAAGAAACCTTAATAAAGCATTATCATTAGGTTGTATACCAATACGTTTTAAATTAGTATCTAAATCTTTAATAACACCTTCCTTTTGTAAATTTTTGATAGTTTGGTAAGCTAAACTTTGCTGAGCTTTTGAAAGATTCATAGACTGAACTTTTGTTTCTAAATCTTTAATTAAATTATTAACACGATATTGACCTTCTTCAAGACGAATAGGATTCATATCCTTTCCAAATTGTAAATCTTGAAGACGTTGTTCATTTTGTATTTTAAGAGCTTCACTAGATTGTTTGGCAATATCTTGCCAAAATGGACTTTCAGCATTTTTTTTAGCTGCATCTAACTGTTTTAATAGATTATCAGTAGAAGCATTTTTAATTTGTTCTTTTACCAAATTAGTCTGAACATTTTTCAATTCAGTATCCTGATAAGTTGATAATCCTTGCAGACCCATAGCAGCAGCATTACCTAAATCAACTTGTGGCGCACGAGGAGAATAGCCTTCAACAGATGAAGAACGTACAACAGGTGATTGAGTTTGTTGACCGTATATAAGATTAGGATTCAAACCTGCTTCTTTAAAACGGATCATTTGAGCAGCTGGAGAATTATATTCATTTTGTCTGTTCCAATCAGCTAAAGCATCTGCTCTTTGTTTATCATACATCTCTCTAGAATAAGAAAGCTGACTTTGATTAGTAGCGGACTGAGAGCCCGCATTTATAGCCGAGCCAGCTAAACTAGCACCGGCAGCAATAAGGGGTAAGACTAGTGGACCCATATTTTTTTTTGTTTTTTTTAATTGACATTTAAAAGTAGTGTTTTTTTTTTCGATTATCACTACACTACGTTCGTTCTGTACTCAAATATAACACTTTTTTTTAAATTAGTGTCAATTAGCACTAATATATCAA